TCTCCTACTGAGTTCAGCCGTCTCTGGCGACCCAGGGCTGAATCAAGGCTAATGTGCATACTAAACCCTGTGTAGTGCTACTACCCCGTTGTTAATTTTAACTGATGTAAAATTTCCGTAGATAATAGTTCCTGCTCCAAATGTTTGGGAGTTTAAGTTATCAGGTGCACTAAGATCTGGATCGTGCACGTTTGTGGATATAACTGCTTCTGATGAACCAAAAGTTGAATCCTTTAGAAACTGAATAGCGCCAAACGATCCACTGGTCGTTACGTCAGAGCTACTTGTTGATACAATGATTGAACCAGCGGAGCTGAACTCTAGTGCATTATTTCGTGATCTTGCCATATTGTATATTTTATCTTGAGTGTCAACGACTCTGACGGTTTACGTAAGTCGAGAATCGTTTGGTTATTGAGTTCCTGTTGGACAAAGTATCAAGTTTGAATAATTCTCTATCCAACATTCTCGTTGCGGTTTGTTCAGCGAGCACAGCTTTTTCTGTCTGGCCGTCCCCTGTATAAAAATCAGAAAGAACTGTATAAAGTATGTAATCAAAGAACTCAGCAGGTACATCAGTGCTCGTTTCAGTAAAACTTGATGTGTATTTCTTTTTGTAAGTTATGTACGCCTCGTTGTCAGTAGATGAAGTAATGTTCAATATATTTGCTCCACTTGAATCAACAAAGAACTCGTACTCCAATGATGACTTATTTAAAAAAGATTGGTTCCGATGAATACGTATGAACTCACCAATGTCATTCTTGCCATTCTCAGCGTAAGGTATTAAGTTCTTTGGTTCAATTAAAAGAATGTCTGAACCAGCCCTAGGAGTCCATACTTCTACCTCTTCTAGTGTATCTTTTTTCAATGTATCAGCTTCAGTAAACTGGGTTGTTCCAGCAGTTACCCTATAACTTCCATCACTTTGTATAGCAACCGCAGCCCCAGTTTCTACAACCCAAGCATCACTTGAGTTCTTGTATATTATAACTGAGCTAGTAGTTACACCTTGGTATATGTTGGTGCCCAATTTACCAACATTACCATCATTAGAACCAACTAGCTTATAGTTCTGATTTACACTCGTACTTGTACTGGCAGATGCTCCCGATAGAACGTAAGCATTAATATCTCTCCCTTCGCTTACAACTAAGTACCTTGGCCAGGATGGTGATTGATCATAAGCCCTTTGAACAGCCCTGTTGAGGGACTGCTGAAAGAAAAAGTTGTCCATCTCCGTCATACTCTCCAAGCCGGCAACAGCTTGAAAAGATTTACGGACATCAACAAGGCTAACGTCAGAGGGCATTTACTGGTTACTGAACGTTGTTGTCCAGCATTACTTCGTTTTGATTTAACGGAGTACCACCAGCTTGTATGTTATGGCGGCGGAACTGAGTTTGAGGACGGTACTGAAGGATATCGTGACGGAACTGACGGCTTTGATTTCTTACAATGTCAATCTCCTGACGTAGTATCATCTCAGCGTTTTGATCCTCTACTTGTGCCTTTTGTGTTTGTCCATCTCCACGCAGGAAGTCAGCATAAGCTCCGAATGCCATATACTCAAAGAATCTAAATGGAACATTGGAGGTGTCATTTGTTTCATCACCAAAGAATCCTGTTGATGAAGAGTTTCCATCAGCGATAACTGTCTCTACGTCTTTTCTATAAGTTACAAAAACATTAACTGAATCCAATACCGCTGGGTTTATTATTTTAACTGACGGTTTACCACCTGCATTCAACAAAGATACGTAGGTATATTCCTCTGGGTAACGAGTTGATTTAGGGTCAGTCTTATGAATTCTGAACACAACATCCGCATCAGTTGATAATTTTTGAAGATTAGTATGAGGATTAGCTACATCAAATGTCTGTATTGTGTTATCGTTTACAGTAGCTAAATCTATTTGTTCGCCTATGACCGTGAAGTCAGGCCAAGGATAGCGCTGATAAGCTGTTCTAAAGCGTCTGTTTACTGCTTGTCTGAAGAAGCTTGCATCAGTTGTCTCCAACGATTGCAAGCCCGCGATTGATTTAAACCTTTCTTGAAGGTTTGCATATGTTTCTGTAGGATAATTTGCCATTGTTATATTTTATTGGGACTTAGGTCAGTGAATTTTTTGTTGTAATATTTAAGAAAATTTTTGGAGTGAACCTCCTTGTGTCCATATTTTTTTGTAAGTCGAAAGAACTCGCGTGCTGGCATAGTAGCTACGCATTTACCTAGGACTGGGTGCGTTACGCCTTTTTCTTTTTGAGCCTCCTTCCGGGCTTGGTTGACTCTCTTGTGCTCAGTTCTTTTTTCTATTTCAAAACCACGCTGTATCTCACGCATAAATGCACGATTAACTTCTCCATCTGAGTAACGTGGTAATTTAGTAATTATTTCCATAATAAAAGGAAGGGGGAGCGTTGGCTCCCCCAACCAATTATAAGAATTAGTCGCCTAAGCCTTGTGTGTAAGCAAGGGGTGATTTAGCTTTTGACCAAGCTATTACCCACTCACCTGCTGTTAAGTTACCAGTTGTAAGGGACTCGAACTCCATTAATAAACCAACATCAGCGTTAGTTGTATTAGCAGAATCAGCTACTCCAAGTCCGTGTAGACTTGTGTTGATAGCAGCGCCACCTAATGCACCAGCATCAAATATATTGTCAGGTGCTGTAGTGGAGTGATTACCGGTTCCAACATCAATAGTGAAGTCAGTATCTCCTGCTGCTGCAGCGATAACATATACTGTTGCGTACTCAATGTATTCGCCAGGCTTTACTGTGTCCAATACAAGTTGATTTGCAGCACCCATCAAACCGCTAGCTCCTGAAGATAGGAAACCAGTTGTTTGTAGATCCTCGAAGTCAAAGTGTAGAAAACCAGTTCTACCAAACGCGGACTCATTAACTGTAAGATTTGCAGATTTTTTAGCCATAGTATTTTACCTCCAATTAGTCAAGGTCGGTAATCTTACCGTGCGCTTGTGGGTGATAGACTGCAAGAGTAAGAGCGCAATCAACGAACCCGCGCTCACCGCCACCAAGATTTGGTAAACGTGTGCTTCCCATAGGGATTAGTTCGTGAATACCTGCGTACTCAGGGTTAAGTAAGTAACCAGCGTCACCTGTAGTTGTGCGAGCAATGCTTGCAGCAGAGAAGGCGGATGGGTTAGCATTAACGATTGAAACGATACCGTGATCGGACTGATATAGCTCAACGGATAGCTTGATGCTACCGGCATTGCCATCGAAGTTGAATTCACGGTTTTCGTTACTTACACCAACGCGAGCAAAATCAGAGATGTCGCGGCGAAGGTTTGTGTCAGCAACAAGAACTAGGCTGTCAACATTACCAGTCTGACGGAAGATTGAACTAATTTGATCATTGAAACTAGCTTCAGTAAAGTTGCCATCAGTGTGATTGTTTGCAGCAGGTGTGCGGAAGTCAGAAGGAACATCTGAATCAACAGCAATGTCTCCAGTTGCGCCAGTAGCAAGCCACTTGCCTAAGCCTTGAAGGGCATAAGGAGTACCTGCACCGTTTTCGGCAGTTTTTGCATTGTTGCTTGAGATAGTCGCTTCGATATCACGTTTTAGTTCGCGAATTGCTTTTGCTTCAGCTTGAGCAACCTTTGCTGGACCAACGGAATCAACTGCCTCTTGCAGATCGGATACCATATAGTCCCTACGAAACTTTTGTACGTAATTACCGAGACGAGCACGGCTTGCGAATTTGTCAGTAAAGGCTGTTACGTCAGCGCCTTCCGAAACACCAGCGGTGCTTGGATCAGCTAACTTATCAACGCTCCACTCAACAAATGTAGATGAAGCCCCGCTTTTCTGAGCGGAGGAAAGGATAGGAGTTTCTTCAGGAGCAAGAATGGACAAAACATCTGTCAAATCTTCCCTGTTAGAAATCGCTGATCCTTGACCTGTTACCGCTGCAGGTGCAGAGGGGTCGAATGTATCTGAGAATGACATAGGATATAATAATTAACGATTTTTAAGTTGTAAGGTTCTGAGAGTAATGAAATCATTCTTTGTACCTGTTGTCTTAAAACGCTGGCTAAGGTCTTTAAGTGCCTTAGCTGACTTTTTCACTGGTATTTCTGATTGAGACGCAGAAGTTGTTCCTGTTTTAGGAGGATTTAACTTCGGTGATGTAGGACTATCTGCTACAGGTGTACGTCCGTACAGGCTGTTTGCTGCGTGAGCTATGATGTAATTCATCTGAGCTGCTACGTCTGGATCAGCTTTTGTCATTAGATCCTTGAATCTAGTATCGCCGATCATCGCTTCGTACCTCTTCCTTGTGTCGTTATCCTCACCATCCAACCAGGATAGTTCTTCTTTGGCGCGAGCATCGAATGCAGTCCTTAACTGTTTTGCTTCCGCAACTTTCTGTATCTCTTTTAGTTGCGCTGGAAGGAATCGATCCCTTGCTTTACGAGCATTTAGTAGGCTTTTACGAACATCAGCTTTTGTGAGTTCCTTGCCCTCTACCTCTGTAACGACATCTTCTGGACCGTAACCATCTGAATTGAACAATGTATCCTCTGCCCACTCAATTACTTCTGTTACTTCTTTAGCCTTCTCTTGGAGTCCCTCCAATGTATCAATTGATTCATATGGATTGTTGGCTACTGCTTGAGTCTCTAACGGATTTTTCTTGTTTAATTCATCCTGTAACTTCTGGAGTTGCTCCTCAGCGGCTTTACGCTTCGCTGTTAGTTCACCGAACCGTGCTACGGCTCTGCTTCCTAACTTCTCGGATAACTCCTTGAGGTCATCTTCGGACATCTCATCAAGATTATACTGTGAAAGAACATCCTTTTCTGATTTCTCTTCCAAGGGTTGTTCAGCAACTTCTGGTTCTTGGCTTACCTCCTCTGTACTCTCGTCAGTGGTTTCTGCCGGTTCTTCTTTAGTTGCTTCAACGGTGGGGCTTCCGGTAAGTTGCCCCAAGCGGCGGGCTGTGAACTCCGCTGCTGACATATTTGACTGTTTCGTCTCTGTTTCGGATTGGACGGTTTCCGTAATGATTTCTTCTGACATAATTTTGCACTCCTTAACGCTGAGCGGACGCGATGCTATTATTATACAATAAGTATCAATACCAAAAAAAAAGAGGCCAAGGCTAATGCCTTGACCCCTTCGTCCATAATAATAATGCTAATCAATAAAGAACTAAAGTCGATCCGTAAATCTCCTTCTAAGCGTTCTCCAATCTGACATTTGTAGAATCTGATCATATGTCAAGATCCTACCACTAATTTGTTGTATTTTTTCTGTATCAGCGTTGTGAAGCTCCTCAATGGTTTCTTCTCTAAGGTCACTGATAACTTGCAGAAAACGAGCAAAGTGCTCGTGATTACTTAATGCTTGTAAATCCTCTTGTAGGCTCATTATTTAGCTGGAATAAATGCTAGGGAATACATTCTACTTGCTTCCCTTCTTCTATCACTATGCGCCTTTTCTGGGTTAGGTCGCAGGAATTTTTTTTCAAACATATCAGAAATAGCTATTGGATCATCTGTTTTAAATACTGCCCTAAGTTTTTCTGCATTGCCTTCGCCAAGAAACTTTTGCTGATCCCCATAAATATTATCATAAACATAGCGCACCTGCGAATCAATACTATCCTTTAATTTTTTATTCCTTAAGTAATCCTTGTAGTTTTGCTTGTGAAAATCGAATTGAAATAATCCTATACCCGGACCACCATCGTACTGCTTTTGCTTGAAGTCAAAGCTACCTCCTGTTTCTACATCTATGTTACCCAGCATAGCAGTAGCAACGAAAGGGTTCTCAGTACCAAAGTATTTCTGTATAGTACGACCTACTTCGTTTATCCGATTATTCTTGTTT